ATGTAGATTCAAGCACTTACGGTTATTATCACCAGTAGGTACTCGAAGATTAATAAATTCTAAGATGTCTGGATGAGTTACATCAAGATAAGCAGCGTAAGAACCCTTACGTGTTTTACCTTGTTTGTATGCAGTCATATCAGCATCTACAGTAGACATGAAAGGAATAGGGCCAGGAGCAATTTCACTCACTGATCGTACATCACCCCAATGTCCACCGACACCCCCACCCATTACGCTTAACCAGCGCAACTCAGAAGAGTGATCGATAAGTCCTTCAACTGTATCAGGTACATAGCCTAAGAAACAGCTAATAGGCATACCCCTTGCTTTCTCATTTTTACGGGGTGCGTTAGATAACACCGGTGAAGCAAAGAGGAAGTGTTTGTGGGATACGTGGTAGTATAGTCGCTTTGCCATGTCGTAGTCTGTTTCACCTTTAAAGGTACTCCAGGCAACGCAAGCACGTGCAAAGACTTGTTGTGGAGAAGTTTCTCCGTCCATAGCATAAAAATCAGTAAGCATTTTTACAGAATAATCTTCTAAAAGATCATCACGGCTTAGATCGATTTCAATGCCACAGTATCTATCAATTTTATCGGTCATAATTGTCTCGTTATGTTTTAAGGGTTCTCCAGATGGTGTATAACTGATTCTTGTTAGCATCAGTCCACAGCGGGTGCATATCCATCCACTCATAGAGTTCTGTTTTAGTTTTAAAAGTTAAAGCGGTAGCAGTATTGGTCTTTAAGTGGCTATTCCACGAATTTGCCCATGCTACATCCGGAGATATTGTTCCGTCGTTATTTCTCATAATATGCTCTTTTCGTTAAAAAAGACAGTTTTAAGACATGTCCAGGTCTGAATAAAGCGCTCTACGCCGAAAGGAGTGAAAAGCGGAGCGCAGCCCCACAGTTGCGAAGAGGAGGTTATATGCAACAGGGGTTAATGTAGATTTTACTTAGACCATTTGTCAAGTAAAGTCTTAGCAACCCATATCTGTTTTTTAAGTGCATCTATAGGACTTTTGCCCTCTAGTATGTCAGCATAAAACCTATCAACGCTGTAAAACATGTATGTCCTACAGTTAATATCTAACTCCTCTATTACAGCGATAATGGAACAGATCTTAGTACTATCTGCAGCAGACCTAAAGTCATCGTAATGCTCCATATGGTATGTAACCTTGTAGCCTTCAACTTCTTTGGGTAAGTCTTCTTCCATTACCTTTGTTACGAATTCATCCTTTTCCTTTTGCGCCTTCTCTCGTCTATCTCTTGTTTCGTGAAGCCAGTCTAACTCTTCAAACATTTTATCTAAACTAAAAACAGAATGACTTAGTACGTACTCGACATTATAAGGATCCATAGAACCTTTGATAATTGGTTCTGTACTGTGTCGAGGGTAAAGTACCCGCCATCTGACTTTAAGTCCATTATTATTGTTTGGTAGAGATTTAATTGTTATCTTTGCTTGATCTATTTGATTTTGTTTTTCTTGTTTAGCTAGAGCTTCTTTGTTATCGAGATAAAAATTAGCATACTCAAGAGCAGTCTCATAATCAACTGCTTCAAGCTGGTATTTGTCTGTATCTATTAAGGCATGGTCAAAAGTAGCACATAGTCGTGAAATGTTATTAGAGTCAACTTTTACACACCATATGCTTCTTTTAAGCCATGTATAGGAACCTTTACCAGCTATCGTTTTAAAGTTATCTTTCTGGTTAAAGGGGAGGTCAAAGAAGAAATAAGTTCTCATTACAGTGAAATTAAATCCTCATTGAAATCCTCGTTATCGAGAACTTGTAAACGACCTGTAGATTCGATAAAGCGATACTTACCCGCAGGACCTGTACGACCGGTAAAGCGGTCTTTAAGAATCCACAATGAGCTTGTATTACGCTTAGATGGGTCTTCTTCAATCTTACTACGTGAGATAGCAATGATCTGCATAGCAATTTGTTTCAAAGAACCTGAGCCTTTAAGGTCATCATCAGAAGGAACAGCGCCCTCTTCAAAAGACTTTTGGTTGTTGTTAGTCTTACGCAAGTGAGAGACTACACCAAGCCAAATGTTATGGCGCTTACAAATCTTAAGAAGATCACTCATTAGCTTATCAGTAGCTTGGTTGATATTATCGCCCTCTACTTCTGAAACAGCAATAGTGATGTGATCAAGATAGATGTACTTACATCCAGCGAGAGCCATGTATTCAATTTTATCAGTAAGAGAGTTATCTGATACGGAACCTTGGTGATCCAAGAACATAAAGCGATCATCGCCCATAGTCTCTTCCCACAACTTACGTTCTTCTTCCTCAGTAACTTCTACATCTGGTAACCCAATACGCTTGTTAGCGTGAAGAGACATAATACCTCCAACAGCCTCAGACAAGCTCTCTTCAAGAGAACATACGCCGATTTTGTGTTCAGTAGTATTCAGTAGGTGATATTGATCTTCCTTCAAGAAAGAAGACTTACCCATGCCTGTACCTGAAGTAATCATAGTAATAGCGCCAAGACGACGACCGTACGACATCTTATTAAGCTCTGTTGCAAACGGAGGCCATGGGACATATTCAGCATCAATCTCAGCCTTATACGCATCCCAGGTCTCTGATGAGGCAATAAGACCGGCAGGACTCCAACTGGAAGCGTTCCAGATGGCATCCATGACAACCTTAGCACCGTGCTTAACATAAAGTTCGTTAGGGTCTTTTTCTGGATAGCTTGCGATCTTTACTTTGTCTTGACCGATAATCTTTGCAAGCTTTTCTGCACCTACTTGACCGACCTCATCTTGATCGACCATAAGTACTACTTCATCAAATTGACGAATCCAGTCACGGTTAGCCAGTACATGCTTATCAGAAGAAGCAGCACCGGTAGGTATTGATACTACAGGATAAATCTTCCTATAGTGATCTTGGAAGGCTTGTGCTACAGTTAGGCAATCGATTTCGCCTTCTGTAATAACAAGTCGCTTGCCAGTACTAAATTGTTTCTGCCCGAAGAGACCTACTTGCTTACCGATTACACGGAAGTTCTTAGGTAGTTCACGTCGCTTATAGCCAGAAAGTGTTTTTCCATCATGATAAGGATAAAGGTGAGCGGTAACTGTTTTACCGTCAGCACTAGATACTTCTGATTTTACTTCAAAGAACTCACAAATAGGTTTTGTAATAAGTCGTTCTTTAAAGCCTCGTACAGGGTAATCCTCATATTCACTGAGGTTTACTGAGCTGCTTTTCATATCTAGTTTTGCTAAGTCCATCACGCTATCTTCCATATCATCTTCCCTATAGTTTGCTTTGCAGCTAAAGCAGTGAATGCGGCCATCTGAATACAGAGCACCGGCATCACTACTGCCACATTTAATACAAGGAATGTTTTTAATAAAGCGTGAGTCTTCGCTCATTAGTTAATATCCTTCTTGTCAGCTTCATCTTTTTCATTTTGCATAGTTTGAGCAGCATACTCAAGCATTTCATCTTGTAAGGCATGCAACCGAACACGAGCGTCATCTAACTTAGCTTGACGTTGTAGTTGAAAAGCATTAGCCACTCCTGTAAAGAGTTGGGCAACAAGTAGAAACAAAGTTGCTACAACAAGAGCATCAGCGCTAGTAGTTATAGCACCAACAGAGTAAGTCTGATAGCCAAGTATGACTATTGCAATTACATATGCGATCATTGCGATTATTCTCATAGGAGTTCCTCACAAATAAATGCTGATCCAACCTTAGTAGTGTCTAAGGGTCGTGTAGTAATAACTAGTTCACCAATTCTATTATTGAAAGTTTCAGCAAACTTGATGTCTTCTTCTAAGGTTTCTAAGATAAGTTCTTTAGTCACCTCAGGAGTGCAGACACCTTTTCCTTCATACACATCGATAGGTCCTTCAAGAGGGATACCGAGTGCAAAGAAATACATTACAATCTTAATCATTTTATAAATACCTCTAATAGCTTAGCCCAGAACGATCCTGGGAGGTTAGCTTTTAAGTTTTTCTTATGACGTTCAGTAATGCCTACTTTAGCTTTCCATTGAACACCATCAATGCGGCGGTTAAGCCATTTAGCATTGTTAGATGGTACTTCAACGAACATTAAGCTCCAAGTTTCAGCATAACTCCAGTCACATAAATGTTCATATTCTTCAAGAATAATGAATTCAAAGTTCTTACGTTGTCTATCCTTAATACGGTCTTTTAGATAAGTAGAAGAAGAGCAATACTGTTTCCAATCTGATTGTTGGTTACGAATTACTTTCTTTTTAGCACCGTGATTACGATACTGTTTCTTACCTAAATACATCTCTCCTGAGTCTAGGTCTTTAATCAAATAGATAAAGCCGTAGTGGGTCTCAGGGTGTAGTGTAAAGTTACACTTCCATTGACCCTTCTTCCTCGCTCGTAGCTTCGCATTCTGGCGATTCCACAGTGTTTGAGGTGAAGGCTTCTTTGTTGATACTGAAGAAGTCATCAGGTTTCCTTAGGATATGAATGAGTTGACCAGTTTCCATTAGCTTTTCATGCCAATCGTCCTGGAAAATCTCTTTGTATGCATCTACAACTACTTGCTTACGCTGACCGATGGTAGTACCTTCGAGCATAGTTGCAGCGCGTTTGTCGCCGATACCAGGTAAGCCTGGGATATTATCGACAGGGTCGCCTTTAAGAATCTGCTGCCAGTAGTGTAGGTCAGCTTCATTTTCATCGACGTGTTTGAATTCATCTTTGTGAATTAGATAATGAGTTCCGGCAATACACCAGAGATCTTTATCAATAGAAGCAATAATTACATCTTCGTAATTTGCTTCATGTGCCCAGATACGTAGTAGATCGTCGGCTTCCATACCGTCTGATCGAATAGCGTCGTGTGCGTCACACATATGCTGATGAAGTGCTTTAAGGCGAGCTTTTTTACGGTCATCCCGTTTGCGATTAGCTTTATATTCCGAATACACTTCATTACGAAAGTTTCCAGAACCCTTAACTGCGATTTTAACTTCATCTGCAAAACACGTTTCGATTACGCGCTCTACTAAGCCATCTAGGCGTACTTTGGCTTCTTCAATACTATGGTTACCATATTCGGCACGATAGTAGAGAGTATCACCATCAATAAGTACTGTCTGCATTAGCGGTAGTGTACGTATACGTCGCGTTCACCATTAATACGTTTAACATTGTTGACACGTAGTTTGTAATCATCGTTACGATCATTACGAGCACGCACTAGACGTACTAGTTCACGATAGCGACGATCGTTTAGTGTTTTCACTGTAAAGCGATAGTTTTTGCTCATACGAGCACCTGTTAGTTTAGCCATTATATTTTCCTCTAATAATGTTATCGAGACTTTCTGAGTTCATCAATCTTTTTTAATTCTTCAGCAGTACCTTCAGAGAGACCTACTGTTCCATTGAAATTAACGTCTACGTTACCTCCGACAACGTTAACATCGTTTACTTTATGATTAACTTCGCAGTATTCACTACAAAGTAAAACACCGGCAACAAATACACCGGTGGTAATCGCTACTGCTTTCCAGTTAACATCTCCATTGCTGTAGGTAAGGGAGGTACCACAGCCTGAGAGAGTAGTAGAAAGGGCAACAATTGCAATTAATTTTTTCATAGCTTTTTCCAATCTGGAAAGCTGTCGGATTTAATGCGATTCGAAACTTTACCTGGACCTAATCCAAGTTGTTTGCAAGCATCAGCTTGATTTCGGTACTTAGTTCCTTCGATTTCGATGGTGTACTCTTGTGATTTGCTTGGCGTCTTCGATTTGCTCTTTTTACGTACTTTGCTTTTCGACTCACCTAGATTCTCCCTCAGTGATTTCCATTTTTCGTCTATGTGATTGTATTTGTGACCATATAAAACATTCCAGTTATCTGACAACGAATGCCACATCCAGATTGCTTTATCGGTTTTAGCATAGCGAGCACCGAACTTACATATAATAAATTCT